GGTAACTGAGATTTATCGTGGGTGTGTAATCCTACAATACGAACTTGGCAACGACCAAGTTGTAGTGGGTCTTGTCTATTTTCAACTACGCCTGTATAAAACATTATTTCTTCCCGTCAAGGTTCAATTGTAAACTGTCTTTGATCAGTTCCATATTACATTCATGAGACTCACGAGTGATGTAATGATTAACTGCACTGATTAAGTAATAACCAGAAAACATCTTATCTGTTATGTCGGTGTCGTTTGCCGACACTGGTTCTATTTTATTTAAAGTTATAGAAACCTTTTGACCAACAGTATAATCTGTTCTTCCTGGAACAGTTATTTCTAATTTATTTGCTTCCGCCTGTTTCATTAAAGAGATTCTCTCTTGAAACGACCTAAAACTTGTGGTATCACCAAATCCGCTAAAGGTTGATACTGCTCTTGGATAATTAACGATTAAAGAGTTAGATTTAAAGATTGCTCTGTCTGATGCCACGGAGTATTTATTTAAATGATTTTGCTTCGCAAACTTCTCGAACATGTTGTAGTTTTTAACATTATATTTTTTATTAGTTAAATCATATGAAATTAGTTTTGATGCAAACATACCATTCTTAATTCGACTCATGTAATCGAACCCAGTTGGGATACTCATTGAAGTTATTCTTTTATAATCTTCTTGTGTGTTTCTAACTGTAGAACCATCGGGTAGATTATCTCTTGTGTATTTGTCATAAGTAAAATCTTGATACACTTCTGTAGCATAAAGAGAGTCTAACGTGATAAAATAAAACCCGTCTCTATTCTCAAAGAACAAATAACTAGGAACACCATTCTTATTTAAACCCTGCTCAGCCAAATGTGTGATACATTTAACAGGAGACCAGAAGTTAGAAATAAATTTGGTATCCTTCACAGTTTCTTCAACGTATACTTGTTTATCTGACTGTAAGCCATCTGTTTTATCAGCAACGATATCTTTGACTAATTTACCAACACTTCCTGTGTATACTTTACTAATCTTTTTGTTTAGATCGATAACTGCTTCAACTGAAATAAAGTGAAGTTGATAAACCACTTCACGATCTCCAATCAATTCTCTATCGGTTAATTTGTAGATATAATATCTACCCTTAATTGCTCCACGCTGAAGTGATGGCGTCGTTATTTCCAATTCAACAAATTCTTCGCCAACAAATGGAAACAGATTAATAAGGTCTAAAGACTCTTTCACAATCAATGAACCAGTGATAAATGGGGAGAACAAGTCTTCATAATATTGAATATTAATAACTTGTGCAGCAATGTCTTGATAAAAACCATCGCTGGTAATTATCTTAACTTTGTCGATGCTGACATCACCCGCAAATTTTAATGATTGAGATTCTCTCATTACATCTCGTCTCTAAAGTTCTTTATGATTGTATTAACTAAGTCTCGCGATATAATCTTTATTCTTCGTTTACTCTCATTGAGAGTTTCTTCATATTGTCTATTTGAAAAAGAAGATGCTCCAGGGTAATCTGAGTCTACATAGTATCCTCTAGCATCAATGTAATGGTGAACGTGGTCGGCTTCTTCTCCATATTTGTCTTCAACATATCTTGTTAAGTCAACATATGTTAGTGGAAAGTCACTACGATAGTCATATCTGTCATTGGTCAACATAATGATCCAATGATACTCTGCATTACCGTAAACCTTTTCTGCAATTATTTCTGGAGTTTCTCCATCAACAATATCATACTCGTCGTAGACAGTTACGTTGGCTAATACGTCTCTTCGGAAACGAATATTTCTTGTGATGTCTTTCATCAAGAACGCTTTTGTTACAGTCTTTGCAGATTCATACGGAGTGGAAATAATAACACTCGGTGCAGAAGTATAACCCACACCACCATTGATCATAACAATTTGTGTTATGATACCGTTTGATATTACGGCACGGGCAGTTGCTGCAACACCAGGAACAGTTTGCGGTGCTGTGAAGTTTATGTTGGCTGTTTGGTAGTTCGTTCCACCATCAGTGATATTAACGCCAGAAACAACTCCACCAGAAACTGTGGCAGTACCAGATGCCTGAAGACCACTACCCTTTCGAGTAGTGATATCAAAGTCGTATAAGAAATCTGGAAAATCTTTAAAATACATTATAGACCATCCTTAACTTTATCTTTAGTGAGAAGAGCGAGTTCACGGAAAGCTAATGTCACATTAATCTGTGTTGGCATGCCATTCGCGAATGTAGTAAATGCACCATTCGGTGTATAATTAATATTCATTTCTGTTAATACACACGATGTGTGGCGATGAAGGTTTTTGTTTTCCATGCCACCTTGATAGTAGAACACGTCAAATTCAGATGGATAGATGTAAACAAAATTGTTGCTATCCTTAAACTCAGGATGCATGTGATATTTAAATTCTTGAATAATGTTCAGTACGTTCTTTGCTTCTGTTTCATTTCGTGGAAAGAATTGATACTCAAACTGGAATGTTCTATAGTCAACACCCTTAAATAACTGTTCTTTTTTCGGGTTTGCTGCCAGACCCATGAGAGCACCAGAGGCTGCTCCATTCGGTGCCTTTGATAACGCCATACTTGATATAATTGCAGCGCCAGTTCCAGTGACATCGCTATTCTTGCCCTTACTTTGAAGAGCCTTAGCGATTTCTTGTGTAGCTGCACCTGCCATTGCCAATGATCCTGTATCTTCTTCAGACCACTGCATACCGTAACGAATCTGTAACTGATTTGGAATGTGTAGGGCAATGGCAGTTTTTAATCTTTTCTGCGAGCGAGTAGCGTCTGGTGCCATTGTAGCTGCAACACCGATTCCAACTGTTGGAATATTTGCCACAGCAGCACCCTTTAGTGCACCCTTTACTCCACCACCAAGAGCAATACTTCCTCCAACTGCTCCACCCAGAGTATTAACCAGAGCATTAGAAGCCACTAAAGTTTTTGGAGTGAATCCTTGTGCAATAAGATCGCCACGATCTCTTGGAGTGAAATCGTCCACGGTCTTTGCTGCGCCAGCGCCTTTAAGTAGTTTAGAGTCTGTGGCTACATTGATATAAAAGATGGCATAGTTACCACCGTAACGACCATCTGGAGCCATCAAGTCTGAGGGATAGCTGTAGTTGGTGATGTCATATTTGCCACCCTCAAACTTAGAAGCTCCACCTCTGGATGTGTATAGATTCTCTTTTTGCGGTAGCTTGGCACCAGCAGTCGCTGCGCTTATTTTTGTGTCTGCCATTCGTTTTACCTTTAACCTAAATAAATTGTGGTTATTTATTCCTAATTACTTATTTATGTTCCATAAAAGAAAGTTTCTACCTATTTTTCCTGAAAAGTATACAGGAGATCCTACAAACATCATCATGCGGTCTAGTTGGGAAACCCACTTCGCGTCTTGGTGTGATAAGAATCCAAGTATAGTTAAATGGAGCTCAGAGGAAACGGTTGTGCCATACCGTTGCCCGACGGACGATCGTATTCATCGTTATTTTGTTGATTTTAAAATTCAGGTTAGAACCAAAGAAGGTAGTACAAGAACGTATCTGGTGGAAGTTAAGCCGTACAAACAAACCAAACTACCTGAATATCCTGGAAGGCAAACCCAGAGATACATAACAGAGTCTCTAGTATTTATGAAGAATCAAGCCAAGTGGAAAGCAGCCACAGAGTATGCTAAAGATCGTGGCTGGGAATTCAAGATTATAACTGAACACGAGTTGGGCTTGGTGCCTAAATAACTAATATGGCTAAAACTCTTAAAGACGTCTTCGAACAGAATCAGTACGATTTAGAATCTACGATTAAAAAATCTCGTGCATGGTTCGAACAACAAGTCCAAATGATGACTAGGCAGCAGCTCACTCCGCAGAAAGTGTTAAATGGTAACCCAGAGCAGCTGACGACTAGAGTAACTCCAGGGTTTTTGTACATGTATGGGTACGACCCTAAAGGTAAGGCAGATCTACCTTACTATGATAAATTTCCCCTAGTGTTCCCATTCCGTAAAACCGAAGGTGGTTTCATCGGGCTGAATATGCATTATTTACCGTATCCACTGAGGATAACTCTACTTGACGCTCTAATGGTTCATAAGAGCAATTCAAGACTAGATGAAACAACTAGAATCAAGTATTCTTGGGCACTCATTGATGGTGTGTCTCGTTACGCTGCTGCCAAACCATGCGTGAAACAGTACTTAATGTCTAATGTCAGAACCCAGTTTAGGCAAGTCAATTCTAAAGATTGGGCGACTGCTATGTTATTACCAGTAGAGAAATTTGTTGGTGCAAGCAAACAAGAAGTTTGGGCAGAGTCTAAGAAAATCATAAGAAGAAGATAACATGCTAAAAGATTTTATTTCAGAAATTAAAAAGGGATCTCTTGCTCGAAGCAATAGATTTGCAATTGGGTTCACTCCTCCAAAAACTGCACAAAAGCCATACCTCGCTGGATCTGACCCCGCAACTTTGCGAAAGGTCATTCTGTTTTGCGATCAAGTACAACTTCCAGGGGTGAACTTCTCCACGGTTCAGAATAGAGTTTTCGGTGAGTTTAGAGAAACACCATATGAAAAGCTATATGACAATATCAACATGTCGTTCTATGTAGACAATGATATGAAAGTTAAAAGTTTATTCGATAACTGGATGAATTCTATTCAGGATGTAACAACAAGAACTTTCAACTATTACGATAACTACACTACTGATATGACTATCGAAGTCCAAGATATCAATGATAAAACTAGATACGAAGTCAAACTGTTTGAATGTTATCCAAAGAACATCGGCGCGATTCAAATGGACTACGCTTCCAAAGATGTCATGAAGTTGTCTATCACCATGCAGTACAAATATTGGACAGCTTCTCCTAAGGTTGCGTTACCAGATGGTCAAGTTGTCTCTGGTAATCTTATCGATAAGTTTACGAAAGACTTCAGTGGATTCCAACAATCATTGAACAATGTCATCGGCGCAAACGCTGGCAATTTTGTCACTGGCGCAATTGGCTCTTACGGTGTGACTAAACTTCCAGGTCTATTAAGATTCTAATGAATGAACAAGAATCATGGATGAATCGCAAATGGCGTCCAGCTATGGCTTGGATGTACATGGTGATTTGTATTCTTGATTTTGCTGTGTTCCCTATTATGTGGTCTATTCTCCAAGCAGTTCAAGACGGTAACGTAACTAGTCAATGGGATCCACTAACACTTAAAGGTGCTGGATTATTTCATATGGCAATGGGTGCTGTGCTTGGTATCGCTGCATGGACTCGTGGACAAGAAAAGATGGCTGGCGTCGCTGGACAAGTTTCTGTGCCACCTACCCTAAATACAACTACGAAACCAGTTTTGAAAGAACCTGAAGATCCGATCACACGAAATACTAGGAATGATTAATGAGAACAGATGATAGTTTGTCAGAGGTGTTCGATGTAACAACAATACCCAAGACAGAAGTGATTACACAAGATGGTGAAATTATCTCCACTAGCAATAGTAAAGTGGAAGCTGACTTTGAAACATCTCGAACTAACCTTCGTGTATTATTACAACAGGGGCAAGAAGCACTACAGAAGTCTTTAGATGTGGCGATGCAGTCAGAGCACCCAAGAGCATTTGAAGTTGTTGGTAATCTGATGAAGCAACTGGCTGACATAAATCAACAGCTGTTAGATCTACACCAACAGAAACAAAAACTAGATGAACCATCTAAGGCTGGTAGAGCCAAACAGGTTACAAACAATAATGCTATCTTTGTGGGTAGCACAGCT